GTCAATGTATCTGAGTTTGTACCTAGCGCGTAAGACGATGTGATACCGCCCGCTGCGAAGATGTTGTTTGAGCGACCTGATGGAACAGCATTGCCGTCAGCATCAAGAACCTGAACTGTCAGTGTTCCCTTTTCGCCTGGAGCATAAGTTGTCTTATCTGTAGACACCTTGCTGCGGTCTTGCCTTTGCCTTTCCACATAGAAGCCCATGGCAATCCAGGACTAGAAGCACGTGGCATGCCACATAAGAACCTCTCGCCTGGCACGCCTCGAAGCGCCTCCTCAATTGTGAGCACTCGACGATACTTTGGTGGTTTCAGGCCAATGAGCTTGTCAGCCACGAGGCGCTTTGCTTGATCCAGCCTGTGAGGCGGGATGCCTCGGACATACTTGTTGTACTTCATGCTAGCGAACTCCAGCGCGTCAACGCCATTGTGTTCACGCAAATTGGCCGGACGCTGAGTACACTCAAAACCAATTTTCCCGTAAATGGGGCTCTTGGTGAGCTTGCTCTTCATAGGGCGCGGTTGCGACACAACGTGGAACAAAGGTTCGCACCCAGCAGGACCCTTGTGCCCTCCTTGCACAACAATTTCAGCGGTGGCAGGGGGGATGCACTTCTCCACATCGTCGACACGAAGGTGCACCCGCTTACCCAACGCCTCAATCGCGTCAATGAGGTCTTCGCGAGCCACACGCGCTGAGTACGCAGTGGGTTGACCCTTAGGGCATCCGGCCACATGAATGCCGTAGATGGCCTGCGGTGCAGGAGTGCTGATGACACCCACAAGCGCTCCGCAGTCACCTTGCCTCGTTGTGTAAGACGACATGATGCTGTGGGAGGTGCCGGTTTGGCTGTAGCTGACGCGGCCAGCATAGGCACAAAGACCGGTTTTCTCAACCATTGTGTACTCATCCTTGTCGATGCCGCAAAAGTATGAGTGCGAACCGTTCGGGATGTGGTACGTTTTTGATAAGAAGTGCTTGACGATGTTCTTTCCCCTGCGCACCTGATCGAGATACACGATCACAGTATCATCGTCCAAGGAACCCACGCGCTCGAAATCGAGCACGCATTCACCGTCCTCGAAGCTCATGAAGTCCTTAAGGTACACGTTTTGTCCGGACACTGCATCTTTTTTGATGTCGCCGTTGCTGGTGAACACCTGTTTGAGAACCAAATACGAATCTCTGTCGCGTTCGAATGCCGCTGCCCAATTTTCCATAATATGGTGGGGCAAAAGCGCAACCTGGCTTTGGACCATGGTGAGGATGCCGGTGGTTGTGGTCCCAGTCGAGGGTATGCGACAATCAACCCGGAAGCAATTAGACCGGACGGCTGACTTGATTATATCCTCCACACCACGCGTCCCTAGCTCCTTGCCCGCCTTCCGGGCCTTGATGATGGGTCTACGCAAGGGGTACACGGACTCTGGGTTCACGCTAGGTGCCACAGTGGGTGGAGCCGCGACCTGATCATTGTGCTGCATGGCATTCTGGAACAGGCCAAAGACGTACCCGACCAACTTGGCAATGCCATAAATCATGGTCACGTTAGCCACAACACCAGTGAGCCTGGTTAAGGCGCCGTAGAGATAATTCTTGTTGCTGAAGTCAAACAGCCCCGTACGCAACCTCATACTCATGATCGCATCGGCGAAGAGCTGGATGGCTGCCTCAGGGTCGCACTTGGCCTCAAACGAAATGCATGCATCATCAATGGTTTCTTCCTTTGGCAGGGTGTTGTAACCATTGGTGTAATGATAGATGATACGTTCGTTGTAAATCTTGTCATATTCAGCACGCGTTATCTTCGGCATGCGGCACCCACGCTCGAGAATCGTCAATGTGCGACCGTCGAACTTGTGCCTGAGAGACAAACCCTTTCGGAAGTTCGCGAAGGAACCAAACATCGGTGACTTGTAACACGTAGCGCACACGCAATCCTTAACTTTCGTTATGGGATTCGTTTCCCTCTCGCCACTTTGTGCCTCGAGCTCAGTCTCGATGTGACCGAGCTGTGCTTCAAGCGCATCAGCGTACTTGAGGTTGCCTCGTGCCTCCGCTACACTGCCCACACGCAGATCAACGTCCTCATTGAGCATCTTTTCCACATCCTCATCCAGTCCTTGATCCTCGCTGGACAAACGTGAGGCGACGATTTCATCGACCGACTCTTGGACCATCTCCAGCATGTTTATACCCTCGCGTTTGTTTGACTCATATTGTTGTACAACACTGTCAACAAACTCGTCGACGGAGTACTCGCGCTCATCCAGCTTGCCCCATTCAACGCTCGTCATTTTGTGAAGCACTAAATGCGGAAAAGCTGGCTGACCCTTGGCACGGTTCAGCATGTACTGTCGGAGTTTTTCCTTGTCAAGGCGGCGGTTTTGTGGTGGGCCGCTCGCGGTATCGTTGGTTGCCCAATTGGGCTTCACACAAACACACCAAGCGAAGTCGAGCCTCCTGAGAACGGCTTGTGGTTCCTGAATGCTCGGCATTTGGTCTGGCCTGAATGTCTCACGATTGGTCGTGAGCCACACAAACTCTGAACGGAAGTGATACTTACCCTTGTCCTCCAATGCCGCCATGTTCAAACAATAAGGGTTATTGTTGTTGAGCATGATCAGCTCTGAAAAGATCGACTCACCAGTCGCGCTATCGCGAATGAACCCAAATTCATCAATGAGCATGTGTTGTTGTCCCTTGTAACCGGAATAATACTGATCTTTCTGGTTGTATGAGTACATGAAATTGCCTCGATTCTTAAGGAAATCATCGAGTTTATCACGCGGGAGCACTCGTGAGGCAACGACCGGCCAAGACCAGTTCATGAGAGTTGTTTTGCCAATGCCGGGTGCTCCAGTCAGCAGCACAGTGACAGGCGTGGTGCGCTGACCACTACAGTAAACATTCATGGAGCCGAGGTGAACCATCATTAGGTTCAACACGCGTTTGCACTCAACCACATCACGGATCTGAAGGTCCGTGCCCCCACTGGCTCTAAGCTCATTGATGACCTTCTCGGCCTCAGCGTAAAGCTCGTTGCACTGGTGCAACACAGACTGATCTCGCAATCCGCTGTAAAACTGATCGCGCAGCGAGTGCACCTTTGCCACATACTGTTCAAGGAAAAAGTACGGGTCGGATTTGAGTTTGATCGGCTTACCGCCGAAGCAACCCCTAATGAAGTTCACGACATTCTCCAAGCCCTTGATACAGGCGTCAACGAAGGAGCGCCAACCTTTCTGGGATCCCTCGAAACTCTTAACCTTGTCAGCAAACTTCTGAGCTCCATCGAAAATATCGGCGGCCTTCTTCCATGACACACCAACAAGGGCTACAACTAGTGCCACAGTACCCGCGGCGTAAATGGGCTTTTCAAATGCGCTCTGTGCAACAATTTCCGGAGCCCCCTCCTTGTTGAGCGTGGGTTCAACCACGTACTGGTTAAAGCCCTCTAGAGCGGCGCGCGTCGCGGCAAAAGCTGCATGCATGTGTCCCTGCCCTGTCGTCAGAACGCGCAAGATGGAGAGACCAGCTATAACAGCTTGAGCACGCAAATTACGTGTGTATATTGCGTAAATGGTCGAGAGCGTTAGCGCTGCAGTAACCAAGTTGGAGACCGTCTCCTTGCTAGGTAGCATGTTGCTCAACTTCTCATAAATTTTGGACGGGCGCGTGCGCTCCTCAAAGACTGACATTAGCCTGGTTAGCTCCGCCAGGATGGGAACAAAGTCCTTCTTGATTGTGTCATTGGTGGCTTTGATACCATCCTTAATCCCAGTGAGATCTTCCGGGTTGTACTTACCCACAATGTCAGTGAGATTTTCCATGGTGTCGTTAAACTGCGATGCCTCCTCACCGAGGACCCCAACAGCCCCCATGAGACCCTCCAAGGTCTCTGGGATGTTGCTGAGGCCAGTCACGGCGTTCACCAACCCGCTCTGAGCTTCAAGCTCATCGGACGCGAGAAGTCCTTTTTTGCATGACGTCGACTTCTTGCGCGCGATGGCACGATCTTTGGACGCGGAACGATGCCGCTTCTCCTCCCTTCTCTTTTTGGCTCTTTGTTTGCGAGTCTTAGCGGCTTCGCGCGAGGGGGCAGCCTTTACACTGCGCCCTTCGCGCTTGGCACGGCCGAGACCCCTATGCGTGTGTTCGGTCGCCTGTGCGACAATAATTTGCTTTTGAAGCTGAGTGTTGCATTGGGCATTAACGCCGGGAACAGTGAGCTTGGTGAACATTTTTGCGATCGATAATTAATTGAGGTAAGAATGATTCATGTGTGCTGGGGGGGTGGACGGGCATCTCGGCCCCCGACATAGTCACTGACTTGCCTAA